AGTTCAACACCACCGAAACGTGTGTTGGACTGAGGAGAGTTTGAATTAGTCATGTACTATTGTTAGTATTATATTTTTTAAATTAGCTCTATTCTTTTGTATATACTCATTTGAAAAATGTATTGGTATATATCCTTTCTGAATAAGCTTATTATTTCTTTCTACAGATTGTTCATGTCCATTAATTTCTATTGCTATATTGTCTATAACGAAATCAATTTCCATTTCATCTATTCTACTCCTATGTCGGAAAGGAATCTTAAGTTGTTTAATAACTTCATAAAGTATCCTTTCCGATTTTGTGGAGTGAGTCTTATCGACATTGTACCTCATATCAATTGAATTGCGCCTAGGAGGTTATAGGTTAGCATTATGTTAGCCTAGACTTCTGGGTGTCTAGGAACCACTCTCTAAGATTACTTTCTCTTACGAGATTTCTTTTTCTTAGTCTTACAGGCCATGATTAGGACGAGTATGCAGCAAGGTCACCCTTAGAGCCGTACTTGTATCTCCAATCACCAACCCAGTTAGCCCAACGAGCCTTCACTGTGAACAATGTAGTTCCAGTTCTGACAGAGTTGTCAAGCTCAAACACAGGAGCCTTACGAACCTCATGGTACTGCTTATCCATTCCTGGAGTAACAAGGAACCATGCTGTGTTCGACCCACCATTTGCTGCCGAAAGGAACAAAGATGTTGTCGAATCAAACATACCACGAGACACATTGATTGCGTTGTTTGCAGATGTAGGGTCAAGCTGAGACTCAGTCTCTTCTCTAACCTCACGAGCAAGTGCAGGAGCTGCAACAATCATAGGCTTGCCATTCGTACCAATAGGGAAACCAGCGTCATCTTGCTGCTCAATGAGTGCAAGGTTAGCAGTCTCCAGATTGTCATGCGAGAAGACAATACCAGTAGACGATGCGTTCGACTGTGTCGATGCGCCAGGAACCTTCGATGGGTGAATTGTCGAATAGGTAGGAACTCCGTCTCCATACCAAGTCATTTCATATCCACGAACATTCGTTGTTGTAGCAAAGGCACCATTGAAGAGCTGCATACCTGCCTCATCAAGAGAGAAGTTAGCCGCACGTCCAAGTTCCTTAGCCTCACCAAATGCTTCATCAAAGTCTCTATCCTCCAACATTTCCTCTGTAACTTCCAAGGAACCAGTATACTTTGTATACGAGACCTTAGTAAGGTAGCTGAGGTATCTGTTGTTAGAAGCGACAGCATCGCCTTCGTCAGTTTTCTTCAAACGACCAGCGTGAGTCTTTCCTTCGTAATTCTTCTGAGCACCAGCACCAGTTGTCTGGGTAAGAACCATATTGATTCCTGGTGTGTAGAGCATCTGACCCTGGTCAAAAAACTCTGCAAGTTTCAATCCAACATCAGGGATTTGATTACTCCAATTTCCACGTGTATCCATATTATTTTATTGGATTAATTATTAAACCCCGAAAATCTGACTCTCATAAATTGCGTAAACACCACGAGTAGCAACATCACGGGAAACACCAAGGATTGTATACTGAGCAGTAGCTGTCGTAACAGTTCCACCATTATCTTCATCAATCGTGTCCTCACTGACAATATCAGTGTGATTACCAAACAAGTTAGAACCAGTAGTAGTACCTATTGTAGCGTCAGGAGTAGCCGAGTACAATGTCTCCTTGGAAACATCGACAAGAGCTGCAACCTTAGCAACAGTCTGGTTACTCGAAGATGCAGTCCATGCACCAGCATAAGAACCAATTTCGGAACCAGCAACACCAGTTGTCAAAAGTCCGTTTCCTTCCTTTGTGACCATCGAGTCAATATGACCCAACACGAGTGCACCAGCAGTTCCGAGGGCAAGGAAGCCAGAAGCAGCCTTGACCGAATCCATGACAACAGCAGCGATGCTATTTGTCAAGATAACCTTCAGGAGAACTGGCGAACCATTATCCTTGAGGCTACCGTATTTTTGAAATGCCATTATTAATTTGCGTTAAAAACCGATTCGTATAATTCAGGATGTTTCAATTTCATATCATTCATCTTCTTCATATCCCATCCAAGACGGGACATTGTTTCTTTCTCACGAGGAGTAAGACCAGAAGTTTCATGCTCTATTTTTGAACCACCGTTTCTAGAAGAAGTAGATGCAAACGGATTTACGTATTCTCTATTCTCCTTTCTGTATAATAGTGATATGGCATCAGTCATTGTAGAAAGAAAATCTTCCTTCTTACGTGCACCATTCATATTAAATTTAGATAATTCTCTCTTGAACACTTCAGCTCTGAGCCCTGTCTTGTCGTTCTCTGGGTCGAATTCAGGATTCTTAGAAACGAATTCTGCAAATGCAGCTTCATATTCTAACTTGGCGTCCAACTTTTCTTTCTCTGAAAGTTGTTCCTTAACCTTCTCTTCAACCAACTTGCCTACATCAGGAGTATCATTCTTAGGAGCAGTTACTTCACCAAGCTTCTTCTCGAGTTCCTGCTTTGCAGTCTCAAGTTCTTGCTTCGTCTTTCTCATGCTCTTAATCTCCTCGACTGTATTATCAACAGCTCTCTTTGCCTCATCACGTTCACGAATTATTTCTTTAATCTGCTCTGGTGTGAGATTGTCCAAATCATTAATATCTGCCATGTGTTTTTCCCTTATTATATAATCACTTGTTAACTCGGTTCTGCCCGAGACTGGGTGGGTCCAGTAAATACACTTTAGCTAATGCGTATTATACCATACAAATATAAATTTGTCAAGTACTTAAGAATTTCTTTTAATTCTCTTATTAAAAACCTTAACATTTGCTCCTTCTGGGAGACAGAGTGAGCGAAGATATCTTGTTCTAGATACGGCTCCTCTCACTACTTGTCTCTCAGCATCAGTTACATTAAACGACCTTAATACATCTTGGTCTATTGTCCAATCAAGGAACTGAGCAAATTCAGGATTCTTTCTAAGTAAATCAATCATTAAGTCGTACTTATCTTTGTCAAAATTTTCAGCTCTTTTATGAGCAATCTCGACATACATTGAATCAAACTCATCTTCAGTAAAAGGTTCTTTGTTTAAATCTCTTACTGTAGAAATCCTAGTTAATCCAAGTATAGAAAGAATTTTATCCATTTTATTTTGCTATGTCTCTTAATGCGTTACTTCCAGGTTCTCCTCCCATCATACCTCGAACCATGTTGTTTGTCATTCCATTAGTTGGTTCAGGACTAACTGGCCCATTCGTTGCTCCATCAGCAGGTGCTGCTGGTTGGTTCTCTCCGAATTTAAATACCTTAGCTGGGTCCTTTCCAAACATTACTGCGATTCCATTTGCAAGTTCTTCCTTATTAACTTCATTTGGGAACAATCCAAGAGCAGTCTTCGCCCATTCAAGCTCAAGTGCTTTTTGAATTTCCTTAGTCTCGTTAGTCTTAGGATTAGGAACAAGCTTTATGTCAAAAAGAACTTTTCTAATATAGTCTCCAGTTATTGCATCTATCTGTACAGCTTCACCAGTCTTTGCTTTATATACCTTTGCTGTTGTAACAACTTCAGTTTTCTTTGGAAGACTCTCATTTGAATCATACATTGCAACCATTCTCTTTCCTCTCTTGGTTCCATTGATGTTTGCATTCTCTATTGCAACAACATTGAATGCTTTTTCAAATATACCAGCCTTACTACCAAGAACAGTTGAAATTATTGGAGTCTCTTTGCTTGTCCAGAACTGTAGAATGTTAGCAGTCTTCAACGCTGCCTTGTTCTTAATTCCACAGTTAAGCAACTTTCCAAACACACCAAGCATTGCTGCAACACCAGCTGCTGCTGTTCGTATCTCTTCTGCTGTAGTTCTTCCACCAATTCCAGCTTGTCCACTTGATGTCTGGTCAATAGAAGCTTCTTCGAGAATACTCTTTGAGTACTGAATAATCCATTGATGCCATCCAGATGGAGTTCCTAAGTCTAACTTCATGAAAGCAGACTGCAACGGTAACCCCTGTGTGTCAACTGGTATTCTTCTTCCTGGTCTTAAATAATCTTCTTCTATTGGGTCTATTCCAGCAGTTAACACTGGAGGGAAGATTGTAAGGAACGACTGGTCAAGTGCCATGTTTGTCAAAATATTCAGAACATCTTGTAGTGCACTTATTCTGTCTACGAGTGATTTGCCATAGAAGAAATCTGAACCAAGTGTTGAGAATCTTGTTGACCAAAATGGAAGTCTCTTGTGATTAAATGGAATAGGAGCTATCTCCATTCCAGTAAGCGGATTGAGCCAAACTCCATTTGCAATAATAACATATTCATCAGTATCTCTGTTGTAGTAGAATATTATTTCCACATTACCATCTTCGATATCAGTTGATATGTAATCTTTGTAGAAAGGAGCTTCTCCATCATTTGAAATCTTTCTCTTTTCTTCCACTAGTGTATATCTGCTATACTGAGAATACTCAGAAACGAAATCAGAATATGAAATCTCTTTTCGTCTAAAGCAATACGGCATATCTTCTATTCTGCGTATCCCAACAGACGATGGATAGAATTCTTCGAGTGGAACTATTTCTCCGTAAAGCTTACTTTCAGTAACATCCTTTACTTCAAAGATTGGTGTACCGTCTTCCTGTGTACCAACAATATCTCTTTGAGTTCTTTTACGATATTCATATCCTTCATATCCAACAACAGTACCCTTAACGATGCCTTCTAGAACTGCACATATCATGAGCTCTTCATAGTCATCAATATCTTCTGCGAACTGGTACAATCCATCGAGTATCTGTGCTTTGGCTACGTCGTCGTCAAACCTCTGAGTAACCTGAGCAATTGGAAGTTGTGCTATTACTTTTCCCAATACTGCCTCAACCTTCTGTGCAGACATTGGAACATGTACTCTTGCTTGCCAATCTTCGATACCGTCTCGTTCGTCGAAGTTAGTTATGAATCTTCCAACAGAATCATTTATAACTTCGATTAATGTTCTACCGTCAAAATACTTAAATGCTCTATCTCTGTTATTCTTAGATGCTGTGAACATCTGAAATACCTTTCCAAGAACATCCTTCTCTCTTTCACTTTGATATACAACAAGAGCATCAGCCTCTTCATCAATTCTATTGTCTATTGACAAGGGATGATTTTCTGTCGATAATTTAGTTGACATTTTATTATCTAATTACAAACTTAGAATAAGCACGTTCTGCTCTTTCAGAGAATTCTTTATCGTTTTTGTGCATCCACAATCTTGTTCTGATGTGGTCCATGAAATTATGATAACCTTCACGATAGTTCTTGACAGTCATTATTGTATCAATGTTGTCTTCAAATTCTTCGTAGAATGATTTATTTTGTATTCGTGGATTAGTCTCAACGATATCATATCCATTAGCAGTCATGTCTTCGCTGCATTCATGAAGATACGAATTCTTATAGAATACTCTCCAAAAGCCTAACTTTATTTTTTTAAATCTAATGTGCGGACTCATTTCTTCACACTCCTCCTTCGCACGTATGAACCAACTTGATTGAGCCATTGTCTTCTTTATTTCTTAATAATTCACAATCTCCAATACAGTTCTTATATATCACATATTGTTTCTTGTTAGTATCCAAACACTCTTCTTCCTGAGGTTGGTTTCTTTTTAAATTTGTCATATATTTGTTTGTACGAGTTTGCAGTTTCTTTTAAACCTAATGCACCATATTCCATAGCTGAACGAAGGTGTGAAGTGTAATCATGCTTTGGTTTTGCAGAATTTATTTGTTCCATACCAGAGTTCTTTACTTTGGGATATGCAGCATTAAGCATACAGAGATTCAAATACTTTGTTCTATTGTTTTCATTAAGTTCAATACCTCTATTGATTATTGTTCTTAATGCTTCTTTTCTTTGCCCAAACTCTTTCCATGAATCCTTAAAATTTACAATAATATTGTTATCTCTAAGCACAGAGAATACTGTCTGGTCAACAACTGAGTTCTTAAATCTTCCTGCTGGGTCTCCGAAATGAGTTGCACGTCTCCACTTCTTGTGCTCGTCAATCATCATCATTTCTTCCCTTGAATATAGATAACCATTCTCTGTAATCATTCCTGTTATTAGTGGTACAAAGAATCCTATAACTTTCCCAGATGCTGCATATGAATCAACAATACGCATCTTCCCATTCTCTGGATTCTTCTGAACCCATACAATAGCAGTGTCATCTGTGTTTCCATAATCCCAGAACACATAGAGCGGCCAATCAGGATTATATGGGAAGTAATCCATTGTAACATTATTTTCATTCCACTCTGGATATACTCGACCTACTTGTGATTTGTTATAACTGATGTCAAGCTCTTGAGCAACTGTTTCTGGTGAGTTTCTAGACTTCTCATACTCATACCATTTCTCATCCTTCAGTGGATGCTTTGTCCAGTGCAAAGTAAACACATCTATACCACTATCTCTCAGTGCTGCAAAATAGTTATAACCCTTAGGAGTACTATTCGCTATGCGACAAGCAGTAGATGCACCAGCTGATTCCCATGCATCTTTTGCATACTCCCAAGAACCAAGCTCATCAAACAGCACTGTTGTCTTGCGTGAACCACGACCGAAGTCTGCGTTCATTGTATCTCCAGTTATCTGACTCCAGTTCTGTGGATTTACTAGTTTCATCTGAGTTCTGTTCTTGTTTGAATTAAATCCTCTAGGAAGAATCCAAACAGGTAATGACATGACAGCATAGTCAATCATACCAAACAAACTATCCTTAGACCTATTGTCAACTAATGCTTCCTTGTATGAACCAAGAAGTATATTTGTTCCATCCTTGAATAACCAATACCACACTGGAACATACACAAACACTGTCCACGATATTCCCATGTCTCTTGATTTTTCAATAAGTCCATCCTTTCCTTCCTCAATATGTTCTACTAACCATTTCACTGTTTCCTTCTGAAAGTCATACATGATGAATGGAAGGTCATGTGGATTAGCTTGTGGTCGTGGGTCAAAAGTAAACCCAAATAATTCTATGAAATTAATACACGATTCAACTATCTCATCGACAGTATTGACCTTCTTCAGTGAATCATATATCTTCTTCCGTGCCTCTGGGTAACGATAACACGCATCATTTATCTGGATGCGTTTCATCAGTTTATCTTGGTATTCCTTAGAAGCAACATAGTCATCGAACAATTTCTTTCGACGTTCTGTTTCATTCTTAGTTAATTCAACATCAAGATGAACCTCCTCTTCAATTGCTACATCTTGTTCTGTATTCATTTTGTTTTTGATTCTTGTACTGAATTATTATACTCACGCATCTTCAACACAAGATTAATCGCCTGTTCAGGATTCAACTCTGTATCAACCTTTCCAAGTAATGATACATGGTCAGTTGCCTTTCCTTCAACTAACTGTCCCTTATCAAATGTAATACCTGCAACCTTGGCTATCTCTCCAAGACTAATCTTCTCTCTCTTCTTCTTTGACGACAGCGCATCGTCAAGTCTCAATGACAAAAGCATCCATGCTTTCGCCCTATTCGACAATGCTAACTCATCTATTGTCTTTCCCTTTTCCTCATCTATCTTTTCTCTGAGAGAAGTCTTTGATTCTCCTTTCCTTACTAAAGCAGTTCTTGCTGTGACGGCATTAACAACAAGCTCAACAGTATCAGGACTGACAGCAAATTTATCAGGATTATTCTTAACTTCATTGTATATTCTTACAACAGTTGCGGATACTGTCTGTGCGTTCTTATAATACTTATCGAGACCAAATTCTAAACCAGCCTCGTACGAAGTCTTCGTTGCAAGCTGTTTAAAAAGCAAACCTTTCTTTTCTTCATTTAATGTCATAATGCGAAGACGGCTGGAATCGAACCAACAACAATAGTTTTGGAGACTATCGTTTTACCGTTAAACTACATCCTCTCGTAGCCTAGATTTCAACTAAGCTCCGTGAGCCTTCAATAGGATTTGAACCTATGACCTACGCATTACAAGTGCGTTGCTCTACCAACTGAGCTACGAAGGCAACCTGCTGGCTTGGCAGAAGGAACCAATCAGCATTAGAAGCATTATATCATAGAAAGTAATATTTGTCAATAGGTTGACTTTTAATACAAAGTATGATATAATGGTAGCAGAAGTTTATTGACAGGAGGATATATGGAACAAGTAGAATTTGACTTTGGTCCTTACTGTCATTCGTGCGGTCTGGACCTATCTTATAGGGCTTATCTTGTCTACAATAATAAAAGTTATTGTGGCAGAAACTGTGTTCTTTTCAAGGAGAAACCAGATGACACGCAACCATGTACTTACGGCTCTTCTCTGGTTCAGGAAGACAGGGTTTGAGATTACTGAACTAGATTTCTTTCAAGCAGCCTATTTTTGGAAATATGAAGTAGCAGAACCAAGATGTATGTGGTGTTTTAATGAATACATCAGACATGGTACTGTACCAAGCTTTGTAGTTGAGTTCGTAAGAGAATTCGTTACTAACCCAAGGAGATTATCATGAAAGCATCTCAAGTACGTCCAGAAGCCTCAAAACTGCCCGTAGAGCAACGTCCATGCTTATCCTGTGGTAAACTACTCAAGTTACCATATGGAACCTTTTCAGAGGGCTGGGTCTGCTCTAAGGCCTGCAATACTATTCATCTATCCAAACGTTACAAACGTTAGTTCCTTCATGCCGTACAATGACTCTATTGTGCGGTATTTTTTTGCTTGACAAATAAGATGAAGTATGATATAATGGAAGTATTAAACTCGTGGGGGACAGTACAGGGATAACGAGTATAAACAAACCCTGAGCAAAGTAGTGGCTCCAGTGGAATTGTAGGATTCCAGAGAACTAGTAAGCTAACGAGTCTCTTACTCACCATGAATACATTGGGGGGTAAGGGGGGCTGTAGTTCACCAATGGAATTATAATAATACCAGTAAGTGACTCTGATGGATTAAGGAATAAAACAAGTAAATGAGATAAGAGAGAGATAACTAAGGCCGTGAGGTCTTTTTTTGTGTCTAAAATTATAATATAAAAAATTTCTTATGTGTTAAGTGTTAAAAATTATAATATATAAAATTTCTTAGGGGTAGTTAACTAATTTTACCTCGCCCCTGGGTGGCTAGTCCCTCCCTTATTGCTACACCACATGCCATTGTTCTTGTCAACTATTCCTTGACATTATCCCTATCACGTGATCCTATCACGTGATTCTTTGTTTGTCAACAGTGGGGTGATGAGGTGTTTGGGTGGTCTGATGTATAGAGGGAGGTGGTGGGCGTAGGAGAGCATACTTTCTATAGAAGGAACATGCACAAACTACTACTTGACAACATGCACCACATTGTCCTCTATTGCGTTGTCCACAGTGACACCATTCACACTCCTGATATACTGCTATATAGGCTAGTCATTTAGCACTAGCACAATCTTTGACAATCTTATGTCAACAGCACAAAAAGGGCTTCGACTGCTCACGGTGTTCTCTATTATCAGCGTTTGGATGTTCATAATCTATCACACGAAATAAAATGAGAAACACACACAACAGAGCTTTCAAGTTTAAAGGAACATTGAAGCAATGCATGGAATACATTGACGCACTAGAATTGATAACACGATATGAGGAAGTCATGGGAATAGATAAACCTGTTACCCGTGACGTACTCTCTAAGATGTCACCATCGAAAGTGATACAACGTGCGGATATTATAAACAAGAGATGGGCTAACACATAACACATATATGAGAAAGATAACAAATCACGTGGTACGTTACGGTTTCCAGATCGGTTTAGCAGTCAGAGAACGCAACACTGTATCTACTGGGAAGGAGCTCTATTTGCACGGAAACAGGATAGCGTGGCGAGAGAACGGCAAGCTATGGGTCACTACAGCAGGATGGGATACAGCGACCACCAAGGAACGATTAAACGCTATCTATGGCGTACACATCACCACAAAGAGGGGTCAGATGTTCCTAAACGGCAAGGCGTGGAATGGTCAAGCCGTAGCAATAGACGACTGGGGTACTAAATAAGCACCTTCAAGAAGGCATCCGATAGGATGCTTTTTTGTTATCCCGATAAAATTGACAATCTTTTGTTTTTGTGTCCTGCTTAAACACATATATATACAACTGTCAAGTAATCGAAAGCATCACGGCAACGCTTGACAAACTACTGAAAATATGCTGAAATATACACGAAAGCAAAAACAACCACAAATATTGACATTTGTCAAGTTATGTGTTCTATTATATGGCTTAGAATAAGGGTAAATTAAAGTTATCCACAGTTATTTTTTATCCACACTTGCGTGGCTACGATGCACATGATACGATGTCCCTAGACGGTTGGAAGCGAACAGAAACGTACTAGTACATTCCACAATCAAGCGCACATGCCACCTCAACATAGCGTTGAGGGATGCACACTATAACAGCCCACACTCACCGCAAGAACAGAGCCACGATAGCGTACATCCCCCAGCCCTAACAGGTTGGATGATAACTTGACAAAATAGTTATCCCCAGTTATAACTCGAAAGCCTCTTGACAATCGAATGGCAATAGAATACACTGGGAACAGCATGATGATGTTAGCGTGGTAACACCACTTCATTGTGACATAACATGATGCCTATGACAAACAAAGTCATTCGCATGAGGACAAGCCAAGCGATGCATAGCATCACTAACGCAAGACCCCATACGAATAAGGTACGCAAGGAAGACCCATATAGGGAAACCTCGATGTACCTCAAGCAGTTTGAGCGATACGCATGGCGTGCGCATGTCGCAAGACATGAGGACGACAAGCACAAGCTGCCTAGGATAGTGAAGACTATCATAGAGGACTATGAGACGTACCGAAAGCAACGTATCCATGCGGGTGTAGAATACTACACGATTGCAAGATACTTGCATCAGTACCATAGAAAGGATACACCACAGACACGGGAACAGGTATTCCTATGGTATAAGCAACATGAGAACGACCGCATCCACACGAATAGGAAGATGCACGCCGTACTCACGATGCCAAACGGGGCAATCATATTGAGAACAGCCTAGACTTGACATGTTTGGTGTTATGATGTGGAATACTTATCCACACTTGACACCAAGAATGTCTGGTGTATACTGGACATACAAGACGATGAATAGAGCGTGTTACACCCTTTCATCCGACATACGATAGAAAATGCATCCTTAGCTCAGTTGGTAGAGCGGTCGTCTTATACACGACTGGTCCCTGGTTCGAGTCCAGGAGGATGCACCATGCTACATGTAGCAATACACTGTAGCAGATAACAGACGCAAATATGTGTCTGGTGAAATAGCGGAAATGTGACATATCAAGCGACAAACGTAGATATGCCCAAGTGGTTCCCAGTATCCTCGGATGTGGGATAGTCTAGCGATATTGACTAGTAGGGTTTACCCTGTAGCCATAGCTGACGAAAGACTACGGTTCGTGTCACGGTAACGTGTACACCTTGCGCCAAAAGTAACAAACAAATAGTACGATACTTGGTCCGAAACAGGTATATATACTATAAGCAGGTTAGATGAAATACTTGTGGACATATAATTGAATGAAACAGTTATATGATGTGCGTATCCTAACGGATACCACATTGGGTATAGTATATTACTGTATCCATATGGTATCTGTTATTAATGGTTAGAATAGAATTATATGGCAATTGAAATTGTAGACAAGACACTTCCTCGTGAAGTGATTATTGTGGATACTTCAAGTCCATCGGTTATGCCGATGCTCGAAGCACTCGACAAGGAGATTCGTTTCCACGGTCTTCGATTGGTTATTGTGAAGGACACACTTGCGAATGGCAATGTGGTAAATGTTCTCGAAGTACACAAGAAGAAGATTACTCGAAAGCGAAAGAGCAAGAACATTCTGTAGGTTACAGGTGTGGCAGCCATAAAAATGTGGCTGCTTGACTTGGAACTTATAAGGGCAGTGTGCCCCGGCATCCGCGTAGCGGGTGGCTCGAAAGAGTTTTGTAAGTTTCAGGACAAAGAAGAAGCCGAGAGTGTGAAGAGCCACAAAGCATTCTCGGTAACTCTTTTGTTATTTACAGCAGGAAGGGTGGCAAAAAAGAATAAGCGACATACAGCAAATACTGAATTGGAAACGAGAGGATATCTTAGGATTCCCACTCCCCGCGAGTAAGTATATGTTGTAGAGTAAAGGAACCAACATGTAGTAGTGTGTATCATGGGTTGCTAAATGCCTTGCAAGCGTTGAAGGATGATTCCAGTAACCAATGTGGTATGCGAGAGACGCATGTTGTAGGTCGTATCTAGTCCAAATTACTCATGGCTAGTTGTTGCCCTTCTTCCTGTTGGAAATAACAGTTGTATCCAACGGGTAGTATACCATGTGCGAGAATAGTCTACGGCGGTCGTCAATGTAGATTTACTGAACTGCCAATGAACACTCTATGGACCTCATATGAGTCGTCAGAGATTCCAACCTTTGACAATGACAAGTACCGAGAGATATAGAACGAATTGGATAAAACCTTTTGGTATATTGCGCAACGGTATATTACCCGTTGGATATAAAAATAGTCAGTGTAATTCAATGGATAGAATAGCGGACTTCTAAGCCGTTTATGAAGGTTCGATTCCTTCCACTGGCACCATGCCCGATAGAAGTATTTATTAAGTAATTATTAATATGTATGAAAACTCAAAAAAGTATTAGTTATATGACAACATTCAAACACGGTGACAGGGTTACATGTGAAATTGCTGGAATAAAGATAACTGTCGCAGAGATTGCAAAGAAGTTAGGACACGAAGTAGAGATTATTAAGTAGCATAATTATTATGCCAAGTAAAACATACTCAGTATATGTAGAGATACTTGCCAATGGAGATAGTGAGGAGCAAGTTAATGGTGTGGTTGAGGATATCCTTGATGATGCTTTTGGTATAGATAACTACGAAGTATATGATGTTCGTGCTCTTGATGAGGATGAGTTCGATGACCTCACTGATGTAGACGAAGCAATAGTTGAAGCAGGACTAGAGGATGAACTTGATAGAATCGAAGCACTACGAGATGAAAAATTATCAGATGAATTAGGATAACAATTATTAATTATATAAAGTATGGAAAAGATTTATCTATCACGCAATGTGTATCTTGGTTGTGACCCTGAGTTGTTTGTTAAGAAGGGAGCACATGTTATTGGTTCTGAAAAGATTATACCAAGAGATGGTATAGATGATGGATACGGTAAAATAATAAGAGACGGTATTCAACTTGAGTTTAATCCTCCTGCTTCATATTGCAGAGAACTCCTTGCTTCTAGTATCTCTTCATCGTTCTATAGAATGAGAAGTATTTTAGGACCAGGTATAAAAGTATCTACAGATGTAACTGTTCCTATCACTAAGAAAGAGATGGAGTCATTGTCTGCTGAGTCAAAACAGTTTGGTTGTAATAAAAGCCTCAACGCATATGACGATGAGGTTCTAGGAACTGGGATAACTGATGCAAGTAAGTACTACTTCCGCAGTGCAGGTGGTCATGTTCATCTTGGTGGTGCAGATACAAGTGTTTCTAAACTTCTTAAGGATAAAAGAAAACACAAGACAATCATTAAGGTTCTTGATATAATGCTTGGTAACACAATGGTTCTTCTTGATAGAAGCACTGGGAACATTGAACGAAGAAAGCACTACGGCAAGGCAGGAGAATATCGTACACCTAGTCATGGACTTGAGTATAGAACGTTGTCAAACTTCTGGTTGATGAACTACACATTGATGTCAATGGTGTTTGGTATAGCAAGACACGCAGTAAATGTTGTTTTTCAGTCAACACCAGAAAACAATTATGCTGATAAACTTATTGCACTTGTTGATGAAAAAGATATACGGAATGCAATAAATAACAATGATTATAAACTTGCGCTAAAGAACTTCAACAAGATTAAGAAGTTTGTTGTTGACACTGTTGGTGACTATGAGACGTATACACCATTCAGAAAAAGTTTATTGAGTGAGCTTGAATATTTCCTCACTCATCCAGCAGAAAAGTTCCTCAATGTAAAGGACCCGTTAGAACACTGGTCAGTTGAATACAGAAATCGTTATGCACACAACGTATACGGCATAGAGAGTTTTCTTGGTGGTAAAATACATCCCATAATGTTAGCAGAAAAAAATAAAAAGTAATTATGCAATCAAGGAATATTGATTACTCCATATCAGTTGGTCTATATCAATCTTCTCGCGAAGCAGGTGATATCATAAAGTCACCACGAAGATTTGGTGTAGAGTTTGAACTTGTGCCTGATATAAATAAGAAAGGATATAATCCATCTGTCGATGTTGAAAAGATACACAATGCAACAGATAGGATGATGCCTGATGGATGGGGTGCAACAAGAGATGGTTCTGTAGAGGTCTTAGGTGGAGGAGGGGTTGAGATTCAAACACCTCCAATGAGATTGATTGCAGGAGAGAAAGAGATAACTAACTTCTGTAAGTCTGTGAAGAAAATAGGATGGGGAGTGAATGATACATGTGGCCTTCATGTTCACATAGATGCTAAGGACATCAGTGAATCACCAATGCTGAGTAAGCGTGTGTTCACTACTTACTTTGTCCTTGACTATTCAATCTTAGCAATGTTACCAGAAGATAGACGGTCAAACGTATTCTGTGCACCACTTGATAAGAAGAAAGCAAGAACATTATTGAGATGGTCACAGCGTGTGTATAACAAGGGGTTTGATATTGATGATGTTATCGCAACGAAAGCAACGAAGACTTCATTCCTTGAGATGTTCTATAAGTCTGAGATATCTAATGTTCCAAGGGAGATAGCAACACATTACAACGAAGCAAGATATCATGGAATAAACTTCCACAATCTATTCGGAAGAACAAAGACAATAGAGATTAGATATCTTGAAGGTACTATTGACTACGATTTGATTTTGAAATGGACAGCATTTCATCAGCACATCATTGATTCTTCATCAAACATTAGAGAGATAGATGCTCTTGAATTGTACAAGATAAAGGGACCGAAGACTAGACTGAGAAAGTTTGCAGAGATGACAAACATGCCTAAGTATCTTCTCGACTTTGCTTGTGAAAGAATTGATAAGTTTAAGAATTAATATATGAGCCAAGAAGACTTTGATAAACTACTCAATGAAAATGATGAAAGAATATCCGATATTTATGAAAGTAACATACAACCTGATAAATTATGGAACTTGTGTGTAGAAAAAATGTGTCGTTATTTTATAGAAGCTGAAGGAACAGACCATGGTGCAAGGGAAATTTTTACTGTACCAGAATGGTCTGACACATAAGCATTATATAAATAATAGTAACAAGATTATTCATTATTAAAAGTTTATACAAAAAATTATGTGTGGAATAGGACTTGTAAAAAGAAACGATGGTCACTCACCATTGAAACCATTACTCCAGAGATATGAAGAGCAGAAGACTCGCGGTACTCAGGGGTTTGGATTTGTTGCAGTGAAGAATGGTATTGTTGTTGGATACGAACGTTCCACTACAGAAGAAGAGATAATAGAAAAGCTCAGTAAGTATAGTGACTCAGATGAAATACTGTTTCATCACAGACTTCCTACTTCAACTGGCAACTATGAGGAGACAGCTCACCCAATAAAGGTATCTAATCCTTCGTTGAAATATGACTACTACGTTGTTCATAACGGTGTCATAAGAAACCCAGATGAACTAAAAGTAAAGCATGAGGAACTTGGGTTTGAATATAACACAGAGATAGAAGTTATATCTGGTTATAGAAAGAAGAAGGTGAATGGGAAGAAGCAGAAGGTTGAAGTTGTCAAGACTGAGTTCAACGACAGTGAATCATTGGCAATAGAGATAGCATTGTACCTTGATGGAAAGAAGGAAACAATAGATGCTGCTGGCTCTATAGCATTCATGTGTTATCAAGTAGAGAAGAAGTCTAAGAAGGTTGTTTCTCTGAACTATGCAAGAAACATTAATCCTATTATGGCATTCCGTGCCCATGGCATGTTCACTCTCTGGTCACAATCAAAGATAAAAGAAGCATACCTTGTTGAGGATAATAAACTCATGACTGTTGACTACAAAAACAATTCTGTTTCTTCTAAGCACGTACTTCTGAAGACATGGGTTGGTGCAACTGCTTCACCTAGCGTACCGACTCCATGTAGTTCTACAAACAAAACCCAAAGCTCTGGGTTTAGCTGCTTTCCAGTACAGGATGATTCACATGTTATGCATATTAAGCCTTGCCCTCATGGGAGTAATTCTTCTATCCTCTGTGCTAAGTGTGCAGAAGATAAGATTACAAACTATGGAAAGTGTGAGGAGTGTAGGAACTGGAGGTCTCAATGTACCTGTGATAAGAATAGAAAGCTTCCGTTCACAATGACAGAGAAGGATGGAAACCAGATGTGTGTTCTTTGTGAAGAAGATATACGCATGGGTAGTGTTGGTATACTTGACAGAGTATTGAAGGCATGGGTACACACAGAATGCCGTCAATCAACAGAGAGAGTTGATGACTTGAGAGATAAAATCCTTGATAAAGAGTCACGTATTGATGAAATCAATAGTATAACCGAACAGCTTGAGGTTACAGTTGAGCTTTTGAAGTCATCAAATGATGCAGATATGATTGAGGAATGGTTCAAGAAAGCAGATGAACTTGAGAAACTTGAGACAGAAAAGAAGAAACTACTCGAAGAGATTAGTGAGATAGAAAAGTTTATTACTAATATGGTATTCTAATATGGGAAACGATAACACATATAGACAGTTATACCTAAGAAGATTGTTCGATGAAAACAATAGGATAGATTCAATCATCGCCAATATGCTGTATAAGATATTGACATCGAAAGGTGTAACCTATAAAAAGAAAAAAGAATACTCCTCTGGAGTATCCGCTAAGGACTTCAATGATGAAATATCTGGTTTAGTTAATGCAGTTATAGGAGATTCAGGTATTGTATGTTCTGGTACAACAAAGAATACTTCTAGTCTATTGTTTAATATTGAGAACATGGATGAGTATAGACTCTTTGTACCTGAAAAGATTAATGGTGAGAAGTATAACAACATATCAGAAGCAATTATAACTCTCAGTAGACCAGTTAGAATATCATACAAAGGGGAAGAACACAATAGCACAGAAAGTTTACTGCGGAGTGTGTTCTCTATAATGGATGAATACACAGACGAGTACGATGATATTGAGATAGGTAATCTTATCTATCACATTGGGTCACATACACTTGACACATTGTTGTGTATGCAAAACAGAACACTGTTTGCAGGAGCTATAGCAGACGCTATAGGAGTAGCATCGAATGAACTCCAAAGAATGAAGAAGTATGTTGACAAGTGCAATGATACTGCATCAAGTTTAATGTACTACAGAAGTATATTCTCTATGGACCCTGACATGATAAAGATGGTAAACAAGGAACTCGGAGACAAGAGGGTGGATATAAGTACGATATTGAGACATGCTCAGTATTTCTCAGGCAACAGAGATTTGAAGGAAATGATAGCAAAGAGGATAGCATCTAGTATAACAGATAAGAATAAGCAGGACTACATTTATTCATCAAGCGAGTTCTATATATCACCAGGTGATATTGAACGTCTGAATATGATTAATGTTCCTATTGATATTCCAGAAGAGATGAGATTCTAGTTATTATATATCATCGTTGGTGAATGTTACGACCCCCCTACCCCCCATTGCTTTAAGCATTGAAGTAGTAGTGAGAGTGTATCCACTAGCAGATGATTGCATCATCGTCGGAGCCAGTCGTACGATTACAGTTCATTTATAGTCAGTACTGTTTTATCCCCTAGACTATTACCAATCCATTATATCATAGTCAGTCTTAAAAGTCAAGCTAATTAATTATTATGACACAGAAAAATGAATCATGTCAAGCAAGAGAACCGACGTTGCCCTTAGAATGGGGTGGTACATCAGGGAAAAGACTTTCTACATTCTATCAAAAGATGTTATCGCAAAGGATAGGAAGTAAGGCAGTTATATCATGGGCTATGTGTACAAAGATATTTAAGGACTTGACTGCAACACATACAGAGATACAGGTTGCATCTTTGTTAATGGCATACATGAGTTATAAGCCAACGATATATCCATTTGATAAGTGGTTAGTTGAGACACCACCGAAGCAAATGTATCCCATAGGATTGTTTAGGAAGAACTATAATGTATATATAAGTTATCTTATATACGACAAGAAGATTGAGTTCGATGATGTTGACACATTGAAAGATATAGTGTATAACTTTATTGACCGCTTGACTTATTAATTAAATGGGTATATAATTATGTGGAAGAAAATAAAATTACAAAAGATAAATCACTGGGTTGGATTTAAGATACCGCTTACTAATTATTATATTTTATTATTAGATTATGGTAATAATAAAGAGATTTATTTCACAACAAATTATCCACATACAGAAAATTAAAATAGCACTCAGCACATCTACAAGATTTTCCAAGATTAAAAATTGTTATAAAATTTTTTACACATGAAAAGAATAGTAATCTATCCATCTAACTTCGGAAGTAGTGGTGGAAAAGTATTGAGAGACATACTTCCAGCAGTACGAGTGCGTGACACTGGAAGATATAGAAGAAGACAGAATGACTTTGTTATCAACTGGGGGAACACATCAGCTCCTTCGTGGGGTGAATGTGATTTGAATAAGTATGAGAATGTAGCACATGCTTCTGATAAGGTTGAAGCATTAAAGATAATGAAGCAAGCAGGTGTGCGTACCGTAGAGTTCACTGATGACGTTGAGGTTGTAGAACAATGGCAGTCTGATGGCTACAAGGTATACGCAAGAACATTATCACGTGCATCGTCTGGTCGTGGTATAAGAATCATTGGAGAGCACGATATTATTCCTCAGGCAAGACTCTATACAAAAGGAATTGTATCTGATATCGAGTACAGGGTACATGTTTTCAATGGAGCCGCAATAGATTACACCAAGAAGGTGCCCCTAGATGGCTCAGAATTGACCGTAGAGAAGAGTAATATTAAAAGCCATACCAATGGATGGACCTTCGCTAGAAACGTAGAAATACGCCCTTCAGTGCAGGAGGAAGCAATCAAAGCCGTAAGAGCACTTGGATTAGACTTTGGAGCAGTAGATATTATTATTAATCCACTGGACAAGAATAGACCATATGTCTTAGAGGTGAACACAAGCCCAGGACTTGAGAGGGATGGACGCACAGCAGAAAATTATAAGATAGCAATAGAGAATTATGTCAGGACTCAAGAATAAAAGTTATCAAGAAGCAGCAGATGATGTATACGTTGACTTGATACGTGACCTTGAAATATTAAAGGAAGAGATTGACGAAGACGTTGTAGATGGTATTGATGTTGCTCTTGAATTAGTAAAAAGCAAACGTGGTGAGATGTATGGATAAAAAACATATACATAGATATATTTACTACGGAATGTCTGCTTTTCATAGATATTGTAAATGTGGAAAAAGAATTTAATATGGATATAATAACTGTAAAAGATGGTGATAAATTAATTAATATATCTAGACTTATATTAGATTATAATGACCAGAATGATTACAAAATCAGAGAAGAGGGAGAAGAAGAGGAGGAACAGGAGCAAGATGATTGTTGATGGTAGGTCTTTGTTTACTATTGTAAGAATAAAAATTAATAAAGCTAACAATAAAAAGAATGGAGTTCAGAAGATATGAAAAGATACATAGACTCGGTAAAGAAGAAACAGAAGGAATATTGTATGGTACTGTACACGTTATGGAAAAGATTGATGGAGCTAATGCAAGTATATGGAGGGATGATTCTTGGAGGGATGATTCTGTTGATGGTATATCTATATGTACTGGTAGCCGTTCTCGCTATCTTGGTAATGATAATTTTAATGGCTTCGGAACCTTTGTTCAGTCTCATGAAGGGATAAAGAAAGCATTAGAAGAGAATCCAACGTTAAGATTATATGGTGAATGGTTAGTAAGACATACGATTGTATACAAAGAAACATCATATAAAAAGTTCTATCTTTTTGATGTCTTTGACGGTGAAAAGTATTGGAGTACTGATAAGGTTATAGAGTTTGCAAAGAAGTATGACATACCATATGCAGAATACTATGGAACATTTGAGAATCCAACAGTAGAACAGTTAGAAGAATTGGTTGGCAAGTCATCATTAGGAGACAAGGGAGAAGGTATTGTGTTAAAGAACTTTGATTTTGTAAATAAGTTTGGTGATATTTGCTATGCTAAAATAGTAAAGCAAGAGTTTATGGAAGAGAATGCTATTATCTTCGGAGGTAATAATAAGTTTTCTCCAACATACTGGGAGATGTATATTGTGAATAAGTATATGACACTTGCTCGTATTGAAAAGATTATACACAAGATTGAATCTGAGGTCGGTTCATCACTTGGATTAGAGCATACATCTAGGATTATAAATACTGCATATCATGATATGCTTACCGAAGAGATATGGGATATAGCAAAGAAAGCTGGAAAGATTGACTTCAAATCGTTGTCTCATTTATCGTTGAGAAAAGCAGCAGTTATTTATAAGGATATTATTAACAATACATTAAGCGTAGGATATACACATGAAACTACTAATGCTTAGAGGTTTACCTGCTAGTGGAAAGAGTACGTTTGCTTTGGAGCTAGTTAAGAATGGTAACAACTGGTGCAGGGTCAATAAGGATGATATAAGACTTGAATATCCACAATTTAGTGAGAAAGAAGTTATTTCATTCGAGGATGAACAAATAATTAGAGCACTAGAAGATGGTATGAATGTTGTAGTTGATGACACAAACTTCAATCCATTTCATGAAAAAAGATTACGTGATATTGCAGATAAATATTTGAATAGTTCTGAGTTTGAGATAAAAGATTTTAATACACCACTTGACGAGTGTATCAAAAGAGACTCACTCAGAGATAAGTCTGTTGGTGAAAAGGTTATCATGGATATGCACATGAAATATATCGAACCATATCTGCAAGCACAAAAAACAATAAAGCATAATCCTGATTTACCTGACGCCTATATCTTTGACATTGATGGAACACTTGCAAAGAGAGTAACTGACAGAGGATTCTATGACTGGAAAAGAGTTGGTGAGGATATTGTAAATGAAGATGTACGCAATGTGCTTGTTTCTCTTGTTCGAGATGGTAAAAATATTATTGTTGTATCAGGAAGAGACAGTGTTTGCAGAAAAGAAACTATTGAATGGTTAAATAGAAAAAATCTTCCTTTTGTTAATCTTTTAATGAGAGAAGAAGGAGACAATAGAAAAGATAATATAATCAAACTAGAATTATACAATAACTTTATTAGAGATAACTATAATATATTAGGAGTATTTGATGACAGAGACTCAGTTGTAAAGATGTGGAGAGATATAGGATTGACATGTTTTCAAGTTGCACCAGGTAATTTTTAATCTATGTTATATAAATCAGACTACAAAGGAAAGTATTTTGTACTAGACGATGAGCCAGATGAGATGTATGGATATTATGACACAATGGAAGAGTCAGAATTGACAGATGATTTTCTTGCTGAACATGTTGATGTCTGTATGTATTATGGAATACCTCCGTACTGTGGAAAGGACAAAGAGTTACATGAAAGAATTAATAAGTTAATAAAAGCATATTATGAAAAAGAAAGTATTGCGTAGCCTTACGTATGTTGTTGTTCCCGTTGGCGACAACTCAAAAGGAAAGTTTATTGTTCTTGATGAGAATGGATATCCAACAAATCATACACCAACTAAACAAGAGATAGCCAACTGGCACAGTGAAATGAACCAGTCCGCATTTCCAATAAAAGAATAACACATGAGCAACATCAATGAACAAATTATATCAATTCGTTCTGCTGTTGGAACTTCATATTCAAAGCCTTCTCCAACGACTGTTGAAGAACAAATAGTCGGTCTGCAAGAGTCTGATATTGCATTAGATTATCTCAGAAATGAAAGAGGATTTTCTGATGAGACTATAAAGCAATTCAAACTTGGATATGATAAGAAAAAGAATGCAATATCAATACCAATATATAAAGACGGTGAACTTGTCAATATAAAGTATCGACATCTCAATCCTGATGAGCATAGTGGTGCAAAGTATAAGTCTACATATGGTGCTGAGAACTGGGTGTTCAATGACCAAGCGTTATCTGCTTCAAAACAGAAAGGAAAGATACTTATTGTTGAAGGAGAGTTTGATTGTATATCTGCCGTACAAAGGGGAATGAAGAATGTGATAAGTCCAAGCCTCGGTAAAGAAAGCTACGGTGTCTGGCTTGAGTTGCTTGATAATATCCCTGAGATATATATTGCATATGATAATGATAAACCAGGTAAAGAAGGTGCAAAGAAACTAGCTGAACGAATTGGTATCGAGAAGTGTAAGGAAGTAGAGTATCCTTCTGATGTGAAAGATGCAAATGAGTTCTTTAAGAAGTACACAGTAGATGATTTCAAGAAGATAATCAAAGATGCGAAACCATTTTATAATTATGACTTTGTTAATGTTTCTTCTATCCTAGACTCAATGAGAGTTGTTGAGGAAGGTATTATAAAATCAGAGTTAGTTCCATCAGTTGACATCGGAAAGGATTGGTTAATGGTTGTATCAGGACCAAGTAACGCAGGTAAGACATCGTACTGTATGAACATAGCATCTGAGTTCGCTGACAGAAAGATACCAGTATTGATATTTCCTTTTGAACGTGGCATAGAATCTGTTGGAAAAAGATTTATGATGACAAGATATAACATGGCTGAAGCTGATTTCGTATCAATACCAGACGCTGACTGGAGGAACATGAAAGATGATTGCGTTGATAAGCCTGTATACTTTTCAAGACCAAGCAGAGAACAGTTATTTGATACTATAAAAAGAGCAAAGAGAATATTTGATATTAATGTGGTTATCATAGACCACTTAGATATACTCACAAGAGGTGCTACAAATAAGAATGATGCAGCAGGAAAGATGCTTCAAGACTTAAAAGAAGTAGCTATGGATAATAACGTAATCATTATTGTCGTGCATCATATCAGGAAGCTTGGTACAGCAGATGCTTCTGACCCATTCGCTGGTAAAAGAACTCCAACGTTAGAAGACTTGAAGGGTAGTTCTAATCTTTATCAAGACCCTGAGTGTGTTGTTATGTTGTATGTTGAGAAAGAGAACACTCTTACAATAGACATACAAAAGAACAAAGGGAAGATGGTTAAGAAAACATTTCCATTTAGACCAGAGACTGGGAAGATAATAATGAATCAGGATTCAGAACAGAAAAAGATTGAATTAGCAGAACAAGCATTGTTTGGAAGTTAATCTTATGGCAAAAACAGAAGAAGAAAAGAAGAAAGCAAACGCTAAGTATCAAAAGAAGTATCGTAAAAAAAATCTAAGAGATTCAAGGAAGAGACAGGTAGAGCATTATGAGAAGCAGAAACTTCTCGTCTATCAGCATTATGCTTGTAAGGAATGTCCTAGTATTGAGAATACAAATATACATTGTGCTTGTTGCGGTGAAGCTGAATATAAATTTCTGTGTATTGACCATATCAATGATAATGGAGCAGAAGACAGAAAGAAAAATCCATCACATGCAACTGGTAGAGGATTGTATACAAGATTAATTAAGGAAGGATACCCAGAAGGATACCAACTGCTATGCTTTAATTGCAACATGGCAAAGGGTATACATGGTGTATGCCCACATAAAATTAAAGTGTTCTGGTATGGCAACTGAAGATAAATGTGAACACTGTAATGGGTTGATACAATTTGATGGTCGATGTTATTTATGTAATGAAAAAGAAGATGAATAAAGAACAATATTTAAAAAGATTTAAGGAGTTGACTGACCTGATGTATGAGACTACAGAAAAAAAGAATAGTGATTACACGGGTGATTCATCTACTCCATTTAAAAACTTTGAGATGGTAGAGACAATGGGGTTTGCTACTACAGAACAAGGATTCTTGACTCGCATGATTGATAAGGTTATGCGTGTATCTGGATTCGTAAAGAATGGAACTCTTGCTGTTGTTGATGAGAAAGTAACGGATACATTAATAGACCTAGCAACATACTCATTACTGTTTGTGTGCTATCTAGAATCTAAACAAAATGTCAACAAGAAATAGTAAAGCTCTGGAAAGTTTCACAGCTTATTGTGTTGCTAATCCAGACCAAAGGTTTTGGCAAGCATTGACAAATTGGAGTGGATTACCATATGTCGGATGGTCTGAGTCACCAATATTAAAAGGATTCCATGATATGTGGAACTATGAACACGAAAAATAAATATGATTATCCTACTACTCATACAGTCATTGGTATCAACAATAATGGTCGTCGCCTTAGCATTCGCTGTCCGACAAGGACTCACTCTGACTCCACTCCTAGTTTTATGGTGTATCCTGATGGTTCTTTCCATTGTTTCGGATGTGGTGTATCTGGCTTTAATGGGTTAGATTTCCTAATAAAGGTTCTTGGTAATTCCTACGGAGAATCTATGGACTATTTACGAGATAAAGGACTCTTGACAGAGTTATAAAATATGTGGTATAACCATAATCCTCCTTGACTTTTAGTATCGAATATGATATACTTGTATTATTAAAAGATTATAAATAATAAAAAATAAATGACAGAAAGCATAATAGACCGTCTTGCTGCAAAGAGTAAGGTTGGTCAAGATAGTTTTAATGGACCAAAGATTCCTACGATTAAGTTCGATGGCAGTGGAGCAGGTGATACTGCTGGACACTTCCTCAGATTTAATGATGAGAAGATGGAAGACCTTGGTAATAGCTTGAATCTTCAGATTATAAGAGTGAGAAAGAAGCTCTTGCAGGGAGGTGAACTTGTAAAGTATTTCTCTGATGAGTACGATAGCCCAAGCAAGGATAGAATTACATTGAAGATGAGTTCTCGTTCTACTGATAAGGAACCTTGGGGGAAGCCTACTATTGTCTCAGAAGGTACTGCGTCTGATATTCGCATGACAAATGATGTGAAGGTTGTGTCCGTAGTGTATGCAATACTTGGAGATGAGTTAGTTAAGATGACTGTAAAGGGTGCATCTACTACTGAGTCTACTGGTTTGTTTGAATACTTGGATGGATTTAAGTCTAACCACGTGTTCCAATATGTTACCGAGATTACGTCTTCAAAGGTTCAGAAGAACAGAGCAATCTCATACCACAGAATGCACTTCAAAAGAGGTGTTGAGATAACCGAAGGGTTTGAACTTGTTGAACAGTATCTCGATATTGTTGAAGGAGTTGCTCCAAAGGTTGCTGCTACTCCAGTTGTTGCTGCTCCTGCCACGCCAGTAGGTAACGACGGTGAAGATGATTTCTTCTAGTTTCAGTTTAGATAATCTTACATACAACAGAGAGGATAAAAAGAAGACCGCATTCTACGCTTCAGATGTATACAGACCATCATGGGAGTTGTGGAATGCGTTCATGGACATACCAAAAACAAACCCTACTCCTTGGTATGATTATCTAAAGATGGAAGCAGGTAGTGGTGTTGAGAAGGCGATGCTTAAGACATTGAAAGATTCTGGTATCGTTAATCAAGATTATGACCAGAACATTCATGGTAAGATAAGTTTTGTCAAAGATGGAGTTGAGATACATGGAAGAGTTGACGCAATTACTATTGATGGATTTCCTATAGAAATTAAGTCTATCAACAATAAAAACTCATGGAATATAAAAGACTATGAAAATGGATATCCTAGAGAAAATTATGTTGGTCAGCTCAGTATTTATATGGATGCTCTTGGTGTGGATACTGGCTTCTTGTTTGTATCTTCTGTTGATGGGCTATCTCGTTTCTGGTTCAAGTGTGTGCGTAATGGTAACAAGTTCACCTGCGGTAATACCGTGTTCGATTTAGATAGTGAAATAGCTAGATGGAAGAAGTTAAAGGAAGAGTACGTTGACAAAAATATAGAGCCAGATGTTTTTGAGTTTGTATATAAGCATCCAATTGATACAATTGATTGGAAGAAAGTATCAGCAGATAAGATAAGTAAGGCTAGAAATAATAGAGCTGTTATAGGTGACTATCAAGTTGTCTATAGTGGATGGAAGGATTTGTGGATTGCTAAGCAGGGTCAAGTTCTTGGATACACTGCTGAAGAATTGATTAAGATTAATGAACTAACAAACGGTTATACAACATGGAAAAAATAAGAGAATTTTTTGGATTACAGAAGTTTGCTGATAGATGGACTGCTGAATTCAATAAGCATTACAAAGGTATTGTTCAGCTTATGAAGGGTCATTTCTCTACTGAGAGAGACGTAGAGGCAGCTGTCAAGGAGGCAAATAACAATGCAACATACCAGTTGAATGAGGCAATGAACAGTGTATTTGACTTAGTGTTTGCTATCATAGTTAACTCAAAGGTTAACTTAAAGAATCTTGCTAAGACTATGGACAACAAGGAACTCCTTGCCATGACTAGCAATAAGCTTCTCCACGAGATAGATGAGGTTGCTAAGGCACAAGAGGAGAAGACTGTAAAAAAGAAGGCTAAGAATAAGAAGTAATTTCCTATTGACAGGTTCGTATATACATGATATAATGTATAGATAGAAGGATTATTCTAGTGGGGAGATTCAATCAGTATCTGTATAAGAGATGTTGACTACAGATATGGCCAATAGTCGCAAGAGAGATGATATTACTGCTACCACTAGAATTTGCTTATAACAAAAATAAAAAAACTACTAGTAATAATTTCATTACTAATACCATTAACTGGATATGCTTTCTTTGAAAGAACATCAACAGTTTCTGGTACAACACCTATTTCATCAGAAATAATTACACATAATATAACAGTTGCTGAACCAACAATTGAGGAACTGGTACGTGAAAGTGCATTAAAATACAATGTTTCTTTTGATGAATTATGGTATACGATAGGTTGCGAAACACAACAAACATACAATCCTTATATACAAAGTAATATAAGATACGCATTTACTGATACTAAAAGAGGTATAGTAAAAGGTGAAAGAGAGTTATCTTTTGGACTGGCAATGATACATCTTCCAGACCATCCTGAGATAACATATGAACAAGCAACTGATAAGTATTTTGCGATAGATTTTATAGCAAAGAACTGGAGTAAACATAGTGGGTGGTGGTATGC